GCTTTCAATTCTTGCCCTGCTTGGCTTTACAACGACAAAGCTAAGTAACGCTCTTATCGATCTGCGCCCCATCGCAAAGAAGATCGACGTAAAGAAAATTAAGGTTCGCATAACTGGCTACTGGCCGGGTGAGGACGAGTGGAGCAGCCGCTATCAATCCAGCACCGGAACTAGGCTGCGGGCTGGCCGTCACTGTGCCGTTGATCCCGACATCATTCCGCTGTGGTCAAAGATTCGCGTCATGGGCGGAAAGCGGGAGTGGGTGGCCGTAGATACGGGCACGGCAGTTAAAAGCAAAAAGGCGAGCGGTGGAAAGTTGCCTGTGGTGGACGTGTTTGCGGCCAGCGAAAAGCAGTTTAACGCGATGCGGTTGCCGAAGGTGGCGATGGTGGAGGTGATGAAGTGAGTACTACAGCCGCTAGGCTTGCATCTAAACGCAATCGGGCTGCTGGCCTTGGCGACACACGGCCGACGTTCCGCCGTCTTGGCGTGATAGCTGGGATGTTGCGCAGGGATCTGACGCTGCCTAGCTGTGCCAGGTTAGGTGTAAAACTAGAATGCAGTTACAAGACCATCCAGCGGGACATCGATCTGCTGCGTGACTTCTTTGGCTATCCGCTTGAATACGATCGCAACAAATACGTCTACAGGCTGGCGGGGCCTCTGCCAAAGGCGGTGCTGTGAGCTTGCAGGATCTTCTTACCATGTTCTCCGGCCGCGTCATCAGTACCTACACGCCAGAGCAGTACGCCGAGTGTGTGCGAGAGGCCCGTGCCAATCGCCACAGGTGGGGAATGGGGCAGTGGTGAGAGACATAGTTCTTCCACCATCTGTAGTCAGGCTGCTTGTTTTTTCTAAAACACAAAAATACAAACCTGCCACTACATTAAACCTAACCGCTAAAGAGCGGGGAATTACAAAACAGGCGATCTCAAAAAGGCTGATTTCTTTAGCTGAAGAATTTGATGTACGCCTTGACTTTAAAAGAAGCGACAAGGTTCGTGAGATTTACGCTAAACGCGCAATGCGTATTCACAAAAAAAGAAAAAGAGAAGCCCCTAAATTTAACATTAAATCTCTCATGGATGGTTTATGTCGGTAAAACGCCTGACTTGGCATCTTGCCGTGCTCGAACGTGCGAAGAAGAATTTGCTGAAGAAGCAGTATGATGCAGTCCGCACCCGGCTGGATCTGGCCGTTCTTATGGCAACGGAAATGCTGAAACAGGCCGAGGGATTTAAGGCGAAAGCTATTGAGGCGAAGAAAGCAAAGGATAACAAATGATCGCACCCCTACCACCCGCAATCGAAGCCATCCATCGCAACGGGGCGGCTGAAGGCGAACGCAACACGCAACTATTTAAGCTAGCCTGCCAATGGCGTGATCAAGGTCTGACCGAGTTCGACGCTACGACCAACGCAGAGGAGTGGGCTTACAAGGTAGGGCTGTCGCAGAACGAAGCCGTAAGCGCGGTTAGATCCGCGTTCAGTAAGCCAGCCAGAGAGGCGTGGAAGCCGAAAGCCAAGTATGGTTATCAGAACGGGGCAATCGTTCGTGAGGATCTGCCGGTGCCGCCGATGCCGATCAGCGTGGAGAGTGGGCCGGTAGATAAATTCCTGACCACCTGTTTCGACGTAGGCGATTATATTAATATCTGTAGATCGATTAAGGATAAGGACGGCCGAGAGCGACCGGACGGTGCAGGCGAGACGAGAAGCCGAGAGGAATGGCTAGAGCTGTTTAAGGGCGACGGATTGAAGGAGTGGCAAGGCGATGCAGTGGGCGTCTACGTGTCGATTAACGCTAACAACGGAAAGAATCGGAAAGCGGAATCGATCGTCAAATATCGCCACTGCCTAATCGAGTTCGATGAAAGCACAATGGCTGAACAGTGGGCGATCATTAAACGCAGCGGGTTGCCTACGTCGTCCATCATAAAGAGCGGATCACGTAGTTTGCACGCTTGGGTGGAAATCAGGGCAGCTAATGCCAAGGAGTTCGCTGAACGTGTGGACTTTATTTACAAGCACCTAGAGCACACTAAGCCCGATCCAGCCAACAAGGACGCTGGGCGGTTGTCGCGGTTGCCGGGCGCTATGCGTACGGCCACAGGCTTGCAGCAGGAGTTAGTAGAATGTGGCGCACCTACTTTGACTTATATGGAATGGATGGAGCGCACGATCTACGGTGATATTCCAGAGCCGTATAGCTGGGAGCAGTTGGTTAATTTCAAGGAAGATGCCGACATAACGCAACTGCTAGGCAAGCGTTGGATTTGTCGTGGCGGTTCAGCGTTGTGGGTGGGGAGCAGTGGCCTTGGTAAGAGCGTGCTGTGCTTACAGGCCGCAATCACATGGGCGGCCGGGCGAGATCTGTTTGGCATAAGCCCACATGGCAAGCCGTTGAAGTCGCTAATCGTGCAGGCCGAGAACGACGAGGGCGACGTGGCAGAGGCGTTGCAGGGCATTTTAAAGGCGCTGGATCTGACCGCAGAGGAGCTGGATCAAGTGAAGCAAAACATCGTGATAGTACGTGATTGTACGTCCACGGGTGAGCGGTTCGTCGATAGGATGCGTCGCCTAGCTGAAAAGCATAAACCGGATTTAGCCTGGGTAGATCCGTTGCTGGCGTTTATCGGTGGCGACTTATCCAGCCAAGAGACGGCAGGTGGCTTTTTGCGTAATTTGCTTAACCCGCTCGCCCTATCTGGCGGATTTGCCTGGATGCTTATGCACCACACCCCAAAACCAACACGGGACGGCAGCGGTTACCAAGGGCACGACAAGGCGTACAGTGGATTTGGCTCAAGCGAGCTGACGAATTGGGCAAGAGCCGTTTTAATGCTGTCGCCTTGCGGTCAGGATGAGCAAGGAACGTACACTTATAAGCTGGAAGTAACCAAGCGCGGGAAGCGGTCTGGCTTGCGTCCTAGCGTTACTGCGAGCGATTTTATCGCAACCAAGACGCAGCCGTTAGTCCACCTAAAGCATGCCGACAGAGGGATGGCGTGGATTGAAGTAGGGGCGCCTGAAAAGTCAGTAGGCAGAAAGGCTATGTCGATCGATTGGGGCAAGTTACCCGAAGGGGCTAAATACAGCCAAGTGGTCGCATTTGTACAACAGGCCACCGGGTTGCAGGAACGGCAAGCGAAGGCCCGCGTGAAGCAGGCTAAAGAGGACGGTTTAATCGAAGAAACTGAGGCTGGTTTATTCAGCAAAAAGGTGACAAATGAGCCCTTTTAACGTTAGTGCAGTAACCCTTATTGCACTAGTGCAGTATTGCGGAGCATGTAGGTGCAGTAATAATGGGCCTTTAGGCCCAATTATTGCACTAATGCATTACACCATTTCCATTACTGCACTAACGATTGCACTAGCGAGGTTAATCTAATATGATAGATCAAGAAGCAATCGAGCGAATCCCAGCGGTTATTCCGCATCCAGCAAGCATGATCGATAGTTTGCAAGACTTGGTCTTTGAGTCATGCGATGACCTAAAGATTACGGTCACCACATCAACGGTTGCGACTATCACAAAAGTAATAGAGCACTTGATGGATAAGTCTGCCGATCACCCGGCTATGGCTAACCGAACGGACACTCTGGGACATGCGGTTTTAAACATATCTCTTAACCGTTCGCCTGAATCTATGACGGCCGTGGCTAAACGCTACGGCATTACTAAGCAGGCGATCAGTAAGAAAGTCACAGAAGTCTATGATCGGTTAGGTATCCGAGCACGATCTCAGAAGAGCGAGAAGGCCCGCGAGTCCTACCGCAAACGAGCATACCGCGTCCACGCCAAGCGGCGGCGTGAAGCGCCTAAATTCAATATGGCCGCACTAAAGAAAGGTATTAAGAAATGAAACTACTATCTGTAATAAACAAACTAAACGAAACGCGGGACAAGGCGATTGAGCTGGTAGGCAGGACTATCTCACTGGCATCAGATGCTGGCGAGATCATCGCGGTTGCACGCACTGAAGGCAAAGACGTGCAGGCGATATGTGAGGAGGCAGGGATTACTGAAGAGGTTGGCAAACGATATGAGAAAGTCGCAGCCACGCAGAAGCGACTGAGCAGTGGCGACGCAGATCCAAGCCTTATGCGTCAGACTTATCTGCGGATCGGCATCTTGCCCGACCCCATCACCATGAGCGAGCCAAGCGAACCAAAGCACTTCCTGTTTCCAATAATGAAAGCAAGGCAGTGGCTTGCGTCCAGAGGCGCAAAATTTATTGCCCAGGATAAGGCGCTGAAGGAGCAATTCCTTTCGGAGGCCGAGCCGATCGTGAAGGCGTACAACGACCTGCGGGGGGCGGCCTAGGTAGGCCAGCTTGCGTAAGTGCCTAAGGAATCTTTTAACTTTTTGAAACCTGTCGCGATGGCAAA